GTGGCATTTTTGTAATAAGAATGGGTACTCCAGATGAGTTACTCCAATTGAGCCTTCTCAAACTTGCTCATTCAATTGGAGTATTAGAGTAACTTATATATAAGAACCCTCTATAGAACTATTAATCTGGTTCCTACACGTGGCGGCCATCCGATATAATATTACCGGATGGCCGCGCCCCCCCCCCTTTTATACGCGCGCCTCTTTTGTTGTATTTCCACGCTCCTTCCTGTTGGTGCGTGTCCAACACTTCCCATCTTTTTGAGTAGCCTTTAATTTGAATTAAAGGTTAAAACTTTATCGCGATGACTAATCATATCACATTGACCATGTGAAGGACGTGGCATTATTTCGACCATGCTGCTGAGTTTATTTGCTATTATTGTTCTATCCATAATCTATATATTGGATTGGTCAGGAATATTTTGTTTATCCAACTCAGCTGCATACCACGTTTATATCGTTAGCTAAATTTTGATTAATCTTAGTTAAGTGTTTGACTATGTATCCTTTAAAGAGTAAACGTGGTTTCTCATATTCAAATCGAAGATTTAACTCACGTAATATTGTGTTTAACCGTCCAGTTTCTGGTAAGAGACATGATGGAAAGCGTCGGGGAGGTAATTTCGTGAAGCCCAATGATGAGCCCAAGATGTTAGCCCAACGCATACATGAGAATCAGTATGGGCCTGAATTTGTATTGGCCCATAACTCAGCTATCTCCACATTTATTCCAGTTATCCATCTTGGGCAAGTCCCGAAGCCCAGTCGAAGTAGGTCCTATATCAAGTTGAAACGTCTCCGTTTCAAAGGGACTGTGAAGATTGAGCGTGTTCAATCTGATTTGAACATGGATGGTTTTATGCCTAAAGTCGAAGGAGTATTCTCTATGGTTGTTGTTGTGGATCGTAAACCACACCTTGGGCCTTCCGGGTGTTTGCATACATTCGACGAGCTATTTGGTGCAAGGATCAATAGTCATGGCAACCTCACTATTGTACCTTCTCTGAAAGATCGCTTCTACATTAGACATGTGTTCAAGCGAGTGCTCTCAGTTGAGAAGGATACGTTGATGGTGGACGTTGAAGGATCCACAACACTCTCTAACAGGCGTTACAACTGCTGGTCTACGTTTAAAGACCTTGATCGTGAATCATGCAAGGGTGTTTATGATAACATTAGCAAGAACGCCTTGTTAGTTTATTATTGCTGGATGTCTGACACGCCTGCGAATGCATCATCTTTTGTATCTTTTGATCTTGATTATATTGGTTAAATAACGAAGTGTGTTTGACTAAAGATGATTAACATAAATGAAAATGTAAAAATAAAATTTTATTTTAATGATTTCGTCTGAGACGCCTTACAATTACTATTAATACATTCATGGACCGTAGTCCGTATTAATTCGTTCAACTGACCCATAGACATTGTAATGTTGGACTCTGCTTTCTGGGCCCCCACAATAGAAGCAGACTCTCCCGGGTCCAGTATGCCTGTTCCTAGCCTGTTTAGATGTCTGTACGGGTGGAGTTCGTTCTCCACTTCTGAGTCTGCATCTGAATGCCCTATGCCTATTGTACTCCTTGAAGCCCATGACTCACCAGGCCTGATCTCAATTGGGCCTCTAAGCCCAAGTCTGGACATAGACGCGCATCTAATGGGCTTCCTCTCCCATTTACCGTAATCCACATGGGAAAAGTCCACATCTTTATCTGTGAACTGTTTGGACAGGATTTTTACTGTTGGTGCCCGGAAGGGAATGTCTACTGAGTGTTTTGCTGTGGACAATTTCAGCTTCCCCTTAAACTTGGCGAAGTGGGTCCGTTGATGAACATTCGTATCGCAAACCCTGTAATACAATTTCCATGGAATTGGGTCTTTCAAGGAGAAGAAGGAAGCTGAGAAATAGTGGAGATCTATGTTGCACCTGATCGGAAATGTCCATGATGCCTGTAAAGACTCATTCTCCGTCATCCTTTTGTCGTGAATCTCCACTATTACCGACCCAGTGGCGTTTATTGGTACTTGTTGTCTGTACTCTATGACGCAGTGGTCGATTTTCATGCAGCTACGGCTGAGCCTAGCGGTTAACTGCGACGCCGTGGACGGAAACTGCAGTATTATCTCAGTTAGGTCATGAGAAAGCTGATATTCGTCACGGTGTGACTCTATGTAGTTGAATGCACTAGGAGGATTAACTAACTGAGAATCCATATAATGAAAATAAGGCCGCGCAGCGGCAGTGATTGCTGAAGTTGAATCAGAAAGAAGTCGAACAAGCTATGAAACGGCAGTTTCGAACTCGAAGAAGATATACAGCCAACTATATTTTCTTTTTTCCGAATTCATGCTGTGCTGAATATAAAGTTTATGAAGAGCGGAAATGAAAAAAGTAGATCAGGAGTCGAAGTGTTAGAGAAAGAAAAGAAATACGAAAAGAGAATTTTGGAGAAATTTGAGTAAGAAGGAATTTGTATATGAACTAAGAAACCTAGGGTTGATGGGTATTTAAATGGTAAAGTGTTCATCCCATGAGATGGA